TTAAATGAATAGATGTAATAGCTTCACATGAAAAATTCAGAAATCAATTAGATGAAGCCATAGCATGAGACTTCAAACTATTTAAAATAATATATTTATGATGGATCGACCTCGTTCTCTATTTTGTTTTTTAAGTGGATAAGTCTTATTAATAAATGATTCTCGCCATCAGAAATAGGTTCCGTTGCAAAAATAATTTTGCTGCCTTTTTAGGCTATAACTATTGCTTTTTGTATCATTATTGACCTGTTTACGGCATATAAATATCCCATTTGTGATGTTTTTCACTGGTTTTGTAAAATAGCCAGATTTTTTGCAACAGAACCGTATTTCCATGTTAATTATCCCCTGAAATTGTTTCCATTGTGACAGGATTAATTTTACCTTGTGTAATTTCATCAAAAACCGTTTTAATACACTTATTTTGATGATAGGCAGCTGTGCGTAACTTTTGTCATGTCTCAAAACTAACACGAACGTGCTTATCTGGTGTCTTATCTATTTTAATTATCATAATAAGTAACACGTCAACATGTTATATAAATGTTTGTCAGCTGTAATTAAAAAAGGTTACCACATAAAAAGTACACTTGATATTCACAAGAATGTTCTGTAACATCCATGACACTTTATTCCTCCGGGGCTAGTCCGGATGATACATCCGACAAAATTATCATGTCAACCGTAATTTAGTGCCATATATTCGGGCAGAGTTGGCTTTAAAATTAGAAGGGTTTTTGAATAAGAAAGGAAAGGAGAATGAATCCAACGCAGCGAGACAAAGCATAGAAAGACGACAAGCTGAACAGTTAAACAACTTTGTAAATCAAGGTTGTCAGAATTCTGACAACCTTGATTTAGACAGTTCAATCAATGACGACCCCGAAGAAGAAACAACTAAAGAGCAATCACGAAACAACTATGCACATGCTAATCGAGATAAATGGCTAGAAGAAGAGCATTGTAAAAAATTACCCGCAATTAATCCAATTAAACCAATTGACACTAAGAGAGAACTTGCTCAGATTACAGGAGTGTCACACGATACAATTGAAAGAGTTAAAACAATTCAGGGAAAAGCACCAGAAGACGTCTTACAAAAAGTTAAAACTGGTGAAATTAGTATCAATCAAGCTTACACTACAATAAAACGACAAGAAAACGAAGAAAAACGCAACGATGAAGTTAAGGAAAACACTGAAAAAGTAAGCCAAGCAAAATCTATAGATGAACTCGAAGGGCTATTCAAAACAATTGTAATTGACCCACCTTGGGATTGGGGGGATTCAGGTTGTCAGAATTCTCAATAGTCGAAAAAATCATCATACAAAATCTCCCCAGGTCTCGGTTTGCTATTATAACCATAGCCGACTACCGCATTTGAATCATTAACGGAGTGAATATAACTGTCGTTATTTAATTCAAGAGATGAAAGGCTCCATGTTAGTGCATCAACGCGGTCCGGTGACTTCCCCGAGCCTGGTACCCATTCGACCATTTGATCCTCTAATTCGAGAAAGGTCACAGCGTGATGTATGCGCCCTTGCTCATAGAGTGCGCTTATGGGTTCAGCCCGGATTGCTTTACCTCTAGAAGCGTGCGCTGACTCGAAAGGAATCATGGAGTTAACCGTTTTAATATTCATCTCTACCAGGTCGCCGCCGTTGTTTACCTCTCCCACAATCGTATTAGCTTCGTGCAGGTTGTAAGCTGTTATAGCAGCTTCAGCCCATTTTTTAGGGGTATCATGCAGGGTATAATCCCCCAAAACATAACCATGACCATTGGCGCCTTTCCCAGCCACTACGATACCCGTATCGTCTGAACCTTCCTTCGAGGTAACTGCAGGATCTACACCTACAACAACATAAACAAGCTGCGGGATTTCTCGAACTCGATTATTTTCGATATCCGCACGTTTCCAAAGGGCTTCGGGATTGTCGCTTAAGAATTCGCCGTCTAACTCTTGACAGCCTAATCGAGTGCCCTGATATTTTGAAATGATAGTAGAGATAAAAACAGGTGACAGGTTTTTGAAATTGTCCTGAGTTCTGCCTCTTGTGGTTACAGTGGAAGGCCTTCCTCTCTTATCAGTACGTTTTTCCAGGGCCATTAAGAATTTAGTAGGGCGAGGGGTTGAAGTAACAATGCAAAGAGGATTGGGACCTTTCCTTAATCCCATAAGCAAGTTGTCAAAAGTTTCTTCCGCTCGATTCCATTTGGCGACCTCATCCAGCCATAAGAAATCACTTTGTGGTCCTCTTGCCTTATCCGGTTCACTTCCATAATAAACATGAGAAACAACGCCATTAGGCCAAATGAGCTTTTTTAAAGAAGGGATAAACTCAGGATAGAAATCATCAGGAGCACAGGCAAGAATACCAGACTCTCCTTCTATCATAATGTCTCTTACGTCTTCCGCTGTTGCTCCCGCAAGATTGGGAAGTGTATAACCGCCATATTGCACAGCATGAATAAAGACCTCTGCGGACATCCGGGATTTACCGTATCCTCTGCCCGCTCTTACATTCCAGATAAAGCAACCATCCGCGCCCCATTGATCCGGGGGAAGTTGTTCTTCCCGGGCAATAAAGAGCCAATCCTTTTCCAGTAATTCAAGCTCGGAGACTGTCCTTTTCTCAATAATCCGTTTCAGTTGGCTCGGCTTCAAGCTCGCCAAGTATTCGAGTGAGTAACGCGGATCGTTTCGCCTCAATTTCATTTTCTGTGAGATCAACATTGTAATTCAAGGCCTCCGTCTGAGCTTTCATGTTTATGTGATCTTTTCGGCCATAGTCTGCAGGGTAACGCCGTTCCAGTAGCCACATATCCCCCGCAAGGCTGCCCCGTTCTGCTGCTGCTCTGATGCGCTCTAAACATTTTTTAGCACAGGTAGCTTCCGAAGCCCTGACTTTATCATAAAAATCGCAAAATCTCTTTTCTTTACCTGCCGCCCCTGCCTTCATCCAGTCATTAAAAATCTGAAAGGAGATGCCGGCGGCTTGGCAGGTGAGATTATAGGAGAGTCCGAGCTCTATATTTTCACAAACAACTTGTGTTAATTCTTCGGTGAGTTTACTTTTCCGTCCTGCCATTTTTGCCTCGAATTGTCTAATTTCCGATGTATTTTATTGGTTTTCCTTCTTTATTATCTATATATTATAGTTATCAGGAGAATAAAAGGATTTTCATTTTCTTGATTTTCTTAGTTAATTGATACTGTTTCTAGGAAGTTAGATTCCACTTAACTATATATAGTTAAGAAAGGTAATAGATGAAACGTTGCAAAAACCATTTTTTATTCTCTGGCTTTTCTGTGTAAGAATTATGAAGAGATTGTATAAACGAAGGACAGAAAGGTGGACGGGAAAGATGAGATTAATCAGGAAAGAAAGAATGAATGAAATTTAATATTTCATCCCTTGTATCCTTCAGCTAATTCAAAAAGAGTTTTTTTCCAATCTTCTTCGATTTGACAAACTTCTTTAAATTTAGACATGTCTAGTACGGATTCTATTTCCACCTGCAGCAAATCTGTAAGTACTTCAGGACTGAGCGCGTCAACTTCCCATGATGAATTACCAAATTCCTTGTTAGTAGGAAATTCCCCATGGGTCAGTCAACTTACCAAAGTTATCTTTTTTCAAATTGTTCTCAGGCGGGTTATAATATTCAACTTGCGAAATAGTTAATGCAATATGCTTCACTTCAAAACCCTTGGTAACCTGCATTATATTCAATCTATCATGAACATCCCTGATCATATCAAGCCCACTGGGATCATGATCCCCAAAGTAAAGAATATGACAAAATTCTTTTCCGTCTTCAAGCTCTTTTTTAATTCGTTGAGCTGCACTATATGCAGATGTTGTCGAACCATATCCTTTGTTGATAATTAAATTAACATGATAATGATGCGTGACACGCTCCAATATACCTGACAGTGCGTCTTTTTCGCACCAGACTTCGATATATTTATCTTGCCAACTCTGACGATTTACTCTAAAATGTTCGGCTGTTTTATAAAGCGCATCGTGTATCGAATTTGTGCATTCAGGAATTCTAGGAAATCTACCCCTATCTTCGATTGCATCCCAATCAACCATACCAGCCATACGAGCGTTTGTTAGAGTTTCGCTTAAACTATCATAGGCTGCTTTGTTATTCTCGATTAGATCACGGGAAACAAGCTGATAAAATAACTGTCTTAAAGTAAGAATATAACCCTGTTTTTGAAATTCAGATATTATTAAGTTTGCCCACTCTATCTTTTGCCCAGTTGCTTTATGTGGTTTATATTCGATGAAAGCTTGTTTTGCCATTTTCAGACCCCCTTTGCAGTGGACCGTTTTGAATCGGCCATGTCAATCGATGCAAAGATCTGTACATGCGGAGTCCACAATATTGCTCTATGCATCGATAAGGTATCATGCTCCCTGTAAGTGAAAATCCCGAAAAGCCCCATGTGATACCTTATAATATCGTCTTCTTTGGGAGTTAGCTGAATGTGCTCTCCTATCCTTGAGAGTGACACGGTAGCATGACCTTTGATGCCCTTTATGGACTCATAACCCGTATCTGTCTCAAAATAGGCATTAACCTTGCACAAGTCATGCAAAAGCCCACATATGACCACCGAATCAAGAGGCAAAGGATTCAGAAGTTGTTTGTTTGCATCATTGAATGCATGGACCAAATTAAGAGAATGGAGACAGAGACCGCCAGGAAAAGAGTTATGGAAGCGGGTACTTGCAGGTGCAATAAAGTAGTCCGATTCAAGCAGGTAATCTAGTAGGCTTTCGATACCAGGTCTTTTAATCGTTTGTAAAAGGAAGATAGTGATTTCCTGATTCTTATCGATATCCACCTGTTGATTTTTAGGGAAATGAGTTTGCATTTTTACTCACTCCTTCTTCCAAAAGTCGGCTATTGTGACTTCAACAACACAAGGCAAATCCTTAAGAAACAAGCTTCCTGCCTTTTCCATTTCTGCTTTTATTATTGGGCCTATCTCTTCTGCTTCTTCTTCTTTGCACTCAAAAACAAGTTCGTCATGAATGCAGTTAACAAGCTTAACCCCCCTAGGCTCAAGGATCAGGAAAAGACTAGCCATGGCAATTTTAAGCATATCAGCACAAAGACCCTGAACAGGAAGGTTCTTGCATTCACGCTCGATATTTCCTTTTTCTTTGTTGTACTTCTCTTCGGTCTCGGTCGAAGGCTTATCGAACTTGAAAAGCCTGCCTGCTTCTGTCCTGATTTCAAGTCTATTAAAGCCTTTTTCACTTACTTTTTTAAGGTAATTTGTGACCTCA